ATGACGCCTGGAACCTTCGTCAAGCTTTGGCTTTATATTCAAAGCGTACTTACTTGGAACTAGGTATCGATAAGGAAAATGTTGCTTTAGGCAAGTTCCTCGACTCTGAACGTCTCTGCCTTGAGACTAATCAGATTTTCAAGAAGTGGCGCGCCGGCTTGTTTCAATTCAATCCGGACGTTGAGAGGGTATTTCACCTTGCTCAGCGAAAAATTGCGCGTGTTCTTGGCGATCTGCCTAGCCTTGAGGAGATACAGATACGTTTCGGGCCGGGTGCGACGACACAACTTCAAAAAAGAACGGCGTCGGCTCGTAATAAGTTGAGCCAGGCGTTCGCATGTAGCGAAGAGTTCGTCTCAGTGTGCGAAATCGCATTGAGTGAACTGCCTCTCCTCGTTTTCGGGTCCCAAGAGTATGGGCAACCAGAAATCGAGAGTCGCCTAGTTTCCGTTGCAATCCATAACGGGAAACTTCGCTTCGTCCCGAAGAACGCGCAGACGTATCGCGCTATCGTCATTGAGCCCTCTCTGAATACACTTTTTCAGATTGGGATTGGTGACATTATAGCGCAACGCTTGCGCGTTGTAGGTATTGATACGACCGACCAAACGAGGAATCAAAAACTCGCTCGCTCGGGTAGTATCTCCGGGGATTTAGCAACCCTGGACCTTAGTAGTGCTTCAGATACGGTTTCGGAGGAACTTGTCGCACACCTCCTTCCGTACGATTGGTTTACTCGACTGTCCCAGTTTCGGACAGGTACCGTCGATCTTTCGATCGATGGTACGGAGTACACCATGAAGCTCCAGAAGTTTTCGTCCATGGGGAACGGTTTCACGTTCCCACTGGAGACCCTGATTTTCTGGGCCCTTGCATCAGCTGCAAGCGAAAGCTCAAAGGACGTGTCTGTCTTCGGGGATGATATCATCTGCCCTGTTACAGCTGTTCCTTTGCTTAGACGCGTTTTGCAAGCGTCGGGATTTATCGTCAATGACGACAAGTCCTTTTGGTCTGGACCTTTCCGCGAAAGTTGCGGAAAAGACTACTACTCGGGAATCGATATTCGCCCTGTCTTTTTGAAAGACAGGCTTTCGGGCGAGTCTGCCTTCATTCTACACAATTTCTTCGTGCGGAATGACGAACCCGAAGCAGCCGAGATCGTCCTTAGCTGGATAGACCCGTCGATGAGAATCTACGGGCCTGACGGCTATGGAGATGGTCACCTGCTTGGTAACCATGATCTAACGCCTCACAGGCGTTCACTTTCCGATGACCCTCGGGTCAGCGGTGGGTGGGGCGGCTATATCTTTGAGACTTATAGCTGGAAAGGCCGGAAAGATTTCCGGCCTCTACCTGGCGACTACGTCTACCCTGCTTACAGCATCTACGTTCGTGGTGACAACCGCGACATAGATGATCGTCGTTTGCGGAATCTCCTTCCGGAGATTTGCCGCTGCGACGGTCCGACTGTGCCTTACAGGAACGGTTACTGGGGTGTTTCTCTCCCAGGCCGTCGAGGATATAAGCGAGTAAAGATCTAC